CTTGGCAACCGGTATGCAGAAGCAGTGATGCTTGATACAATGCACGCTGCTCAGCGTCTAGCGAATGAAGTATGTATGTCACAGCACATTAACGACTGGCTCGGCATGAGAGGGAGTTGGAGACATGTCCGCTAACGATAAGAAAATCAAACACTATGCGTCTGAGTATCAGCATTGGGATTTAGCCGCTATCATCCCTCTTGGTTATTTTGAGGGATGTTCAACCAAGTATGTCACCAGATGGCGTAACAAGAATGGACTAGATGATCTTTATAAGGCACTGCATTATCTTGATAAATTGATTGAGCTCTATCCATTTAGGATTCCGGTGCGAAACCTTAATCGAAGTGAAATTCAATATGAGGTAAGTCGCTTCTCAGCTATAAATAAGTTGAGTATTATAGAGGAAGAATATGTCTTGCTTCTCAGCAACTACAGAAGTGATGATGACCTTAGAACAGCACGACTAGTGTTAGAGGACATTATCGATCTTGCTAAAGAACCAAACCATCCTGGCACGCCCGAAGATGGAGGACATCATGCTGCTGGACAAACTGATTCCAAGAAACTGGAGACAGAGTAAACGAAGTAATGATCCATTTACTGGGAATTGTAAAATTACCAGAGATTCATCGTTGCGGAAGCTAGCAAGAGCTATGCGACGAGGAAAAGTACCTGACGAACGACAGGTTATAATAGACAATGCAGTCTTATCTGCAAGGAAGCGAATAGGAAAATACCACTATAGAAGGCCGCCCCGGTAGCTGTACACCGACCACCCTTGTTAAGGGCCTTACGCCCTTCTTTTTGTGGCATGGATAATATCATTTATGGCAGGGTTAACCCATGGCGGCACGCAAACCACCTCCATCAACTGACCAACATCAGCTCTTTACATCACTTCCAGAACAGCTACCACCGGTGAGAGTAATGATAGACAGTGATTGGACACCTCCATCAGAACTTCCAGACTTATCGCATGAAACAGAGATAGCTATAGATACAGAAACGCGAGACGATATGCTCGCCAAAGATAAGGGACCAGGATTCTATGCTTATGAGAAATCTAATCCTAACACAGGCTTCATAAGTGGTATTTCAGTTGCCTGGAGAGATCAAGGGATATATATTCCATTGCGTCATAGTGGAGAGCAATCTAATTTTGATTTAGATGCTGTACGAAGATGGCTTGTCCATCTTATATCACATAATAATTGTAGATTCATATTTCACAATTTTGGCTATGATTGGGGTTGGATCAATGCAGTGTTCGGCATCAAGCCACCACATCTTATAGATGATACGATGGCTATGGCCTCAATGATCAATGAAAATCTGCCCTCGTTCTCATTAGACAATCTCTGCAAATGGCAAGGGCTTCCTGGTAAGGATGAAAGAATTTTAGTAGATGCACTGAAACATACAAAAATAAAAGATAGAGAGATAAAACAATATATCTGGCGTCTTCCAGCCAAGTTTGTCGGTCCGTATGCAGAGCAAGATGCTAGAAGCACGTTGCAGCTTGCCGGGAAACTACGTCCATTATTAACTGAAGAAAATTTAGAAGCAGCATATCAAGTTGAATGTGATCTTATGCCAATAACTCTAAAGATGAAACAACTTGGTATTCGAGTAGATACTATTAAAGCAGAAGAATATTCCAACCAAATCTTTAAACATTGTGAAGATGAGCTATTTGATCTCAGTAAATCTATTGGCGAAAAAGTTACGATAAAACACTTGAGACAGAGCAAATGGTTAAGTGAAAAATATGCGGAGTTTAATCTACAACCACCCAGAACTCAGAAAGGAAATTGGAGCTTTGAAAAGAGCTATATGGCTAATCATCAACATTGGTTTCCTCGCACAGCCAATGTGATTAAACATCAATGGGATTTAGCTGATAAATTCTTGCAGAAATTTATTTTGAAATATGCTCTAAACGGTAGGATATACGCTACGATTAATCAATTTCGCAATGAAGGGGGCGGGGCACGTAGTCATCGGTTCAGTTATAGTGATCCTCCGCTGCAACAGATGCCTAGCCGGGATGATGAGTATGCACCAATGATTCGCTCCTGTTTTGTACCAGAGGATGGACAACTCTGGTGTAGCATAGATTACAGGCAACAGGAATATCGTCTCATAGTTTTTATTGCCGAACTTTGCAGAGCAAGAGGAGCTAAGAAAGCGGCTGACCGGTATAGAAATGACCCCGATACAGACTTTCATCAATATGTGGCAGACATAACCAGGTTGGAGCGACGCCGTGCCAAGGATACAAACTTCGCCAAAGCATATGGAGCAGGTATAGCGAAGTTCGCTTTAATGACTGGACTAGATGAGGAAGAGGCAAGGGAAGTTTATTACCAGTATGATGAAGAATTGCCATTTGTACGTGAGGCATCTGATAGATATTCACGATATGCAGCTAATCATGGATTTATTAAACTGATTGATGGGGCACGCAATCATTTTAATCTTTGGGAACCAGCTACTAGAGATTACAGCAGGGAACAAGAATATAAGAATAGAAATCCAGAAATAGATACATCTCCCTGTTTAGAGAATGAGTATGAAAAACGCAAAAATAATAAAGATCATCCTTGGTATGGTGAGCAAAAGAAACGAGCCTATACTCACAAAGCCTTTAATCGTATGATTCAAGGTAGTGCCGCACGGCAGACCAAGAAAGCAATGGTTGATCTTGTAAAGGCTGGATATCAACCGGTGTTACAACTTCATGATGAACTATGCTTTAGCTTGGATAATGAGAAACAAGCTAGGGAATGTGCTAAGATAATGGAAGAAGCAATGCCAATAGTTACTATTCCTATGTTAACAGATGTGAAACTTGGTCCATCATGGGGGCAACTGAAGAAATAATTTTTCTTCAGGGGGGTTGCATTGCTGTCCGTCTTGTGGTAAAGCATAATTGTTGAGATGAGTACAGCCATATAAGGGAGAAAATCATGGCAACTGCAACTCCTACTCCTGCCGCTCAAGCTGCAACTGCTACGAAGCCTGTAGCAGAAAAGAAAGAGCCCAAAGAGCCGAAGGCAAAGAAAGAGGCTACCGGTATCGCTCGCCCCCGTCTGCCCAGGCCCCCGGATGATCATGTAATCACGGTGCTGAAGCCAAATGCCAAGACCGGTGCGACTGGAGAGCGATTCAAGCAGGCAAGAACCGGTATGACCGTCAAGCAGTGGGTCGATCTGATGACGGCTCCGCCGTGGAATCGTACCCCCGGTGAAGTTTACAGAGATCTTCGGTGGAATACGGATCCTCATCGGCAACTGATGCACATCGGCCCGACAGTAGTTCCGGTTCCTGAGCCGACTCCTGCTCCTGCCGCTCAGGCGAAACCCGCTGCATAAGCTCTCTGCGAGAACTGAACCTCGTTAAGTTAACGAGCTTAACGAGGTTCTCTTTTCACTATGAATTTGATTGTACTAGATACCGAGACGTCAGACTTGGATCCAGATAAAGGAGCCAAGCTTCTAGAAATTGCTTGGATAGAGCTCAGTCATACCGGACAGCAATGGGAACAAACTAACTCTAATGAATTTTATATAGAGCATCCTAGTTCTATCATTATTAATCCTCACGCTCAAGCCACACATCATATTAGAGCAGATATGCTCACGGCCGAACGTGGAGCTATATCGCGGTATGAAGCAATTAGAATGTTGCTCAGCCATATTGAGCCTTCTACAGTTTTAGTTGCTCACAATGCTGAATTCGATTCTAAGTTTTTACCTGAGATCTGCAACAGGCCCTGGATTTGCACATTTAGATCTGCTAAACACGTCTGGCCTGGAGCTCCAGGGTATGGTAATCAGGTTCTTCGATACTGGTTAAAGCTTCAACCAGATCTACCTACCGGTAGATTTCCACATCAAGCTTTATACGATGTATCTGTAACTTCTAGCATTCTATTAAAGATGCTAGAACACCATACGCCAGAAGAATTATTAAATCTTTCTAAAAGACCAGTCCGCTTAAAGACTATCGGGTTTGGTAAGCATCGGGGACAAGACTTTAATCTTATACCAAAAGATTATTTAGAGTGGTTAAGAAGACAACAGGGTCTTGACTCTGATCTTGTACACACATTAGACTCCATCTTAAAGCCATGAAAGACGGTGGGCTGCGTTCCATATTTCGTATTCGATTTGGTTCCTGGCAATGGACTAGTGTCGAAACAGCAGGAACCGCTAGTGGTGTTCCGGACAGCGAATTCTGTACTCCCAATGGAGTGCAGGGCTGGATCGAATTCAAACAGACCAGCATCTATCAGGTAAACATCCGTCCATTTCAGGTTGCATGGCTCATGCGTCGTTGTCGGTATGGAGGCAATGCATGGATCGCAGTACGTAGAATTCCTAATTCCCAAAGAGAAAATGGGGTTGATGATTTATGGCTCATGAATGGAAATCAAGCCCAGGCTTTATCTGAAGGAGGGTTAGAGAATATTTCGGCATGGTGCTGGCATGGAGGGGAAAAGAATTGGAATTGGTCAGAAATCCATGGCATACTCCATGGCTTGGCATCCTAAATACGCCGTGGTATAATAGCTTTACAGCAAAGGAGAGGACGATGGCAAAGAGCAGGAAACTAAAACTTCACAGCCAAGGCAAAGAGTCAATGACAGAACAAGGTGAAAGTTGGCCAGCACCATCCCCAGAAGCAGGACTGGAACCCACAAATCCAGAGCGTACTTCTCCTATGTCGTTAGCGGATATTCGGGCTAGTGCGCTCAAAGCACACATGGATGCTGCTCACACGATTGCAGATCTAGAAGCATGGCGGGCAGAGATCGATGCCACCATTGCGTTCCTGAAGGCGCGGAGCAGATAATGGCTCGCTACAAAATGAATCATATAAAGACCACGGTTGCTGATGCAGTTTCCAATGCATTTAGCGACTTGAATGGCTTGGCCGAGGAAATAAGAGAGGTTGTGGATAACGCCAGTGGAACTAATTTTGAGAACACCCAACGTATCCAAACACTGGACGAAACAGCCTCTACACTAGAAGGACTTAGTGAGCCAGAAATTAATGAAAACATGGGCAAACTTGAAGTAGAATATAGAGAGAGCTTACCAAGCGGTCGCAAAGGTCTATCACGCAGAATGCGTTGTGAAAATGCCATCAGTGCATTGGATGCAGCTATCGCCGTGCTGCAAGAAAAAGCCGATGAGCTTGGCGAGGGTGATCAACAAGAAGAATATGAGGGGCTGGTTAATGAGCTCGAGGACATAAAAGGGAATGCCGAGACATGTGAATTTCCCGGCATGTATGGATAATGATGACACCCCAAGATCTTCTAGAACTTCTATACATTGCCTCTGAGGCTAAGACAGATGAGCAAAAAGCTCGCGTGGCATGGCGTGCGAACGATTATATGTGGTGGAATGTTGGTCAATTTCCTGCTGGTTTTTGTAGAAGCTTCAATAATATCTGTCCAAGCTTTCCCAAAGCAAAAGACTTATGGACTAAGGAAGAACGCATGAAAATTACAGGGGTAAACCTTTGAGAAATCTAGAACATGAAAACCAGCTCTTACGCGACCTTGTGAAGGACATGGCCACTTTGATTACCGAAACATTTGAAAGTATGTCGCCGGAAATACAAGAACTTGAAAATGTACGACGATTATTAGATACCACAAGGAATATCATTTCTCATATTAACTTGATGGAGGAATACTCTGGACCCCCAATATCAACATCAGATAACCGCCAATAAGCTCCTAGCGGAAAATGATGTCTTTGCTCTTATTCTAGAGCAAGGAACCGGTAAGTCGCGGCCAATAATAGACGATTGGCTGGCACGAGTGTCAGCCGGTATAGCCCAAGACCTTGTCATATTAGCCCCGAAGGGCTGCTATCTAAATTGGATCGGTACTGATGAGGAGCCGGGTGAGCTTACATTGTGGATTTCTCCTGAACAATTAACCAAGATCAATGTCGGTTATTGGCGAAGCGGAGGCACTATACTACACCGGCAAGCTCTTTACAATCTTTTACATGCCAAGAGCCCACGTTTTTTAGCTATGAATATCGAAGCTCTTAATCGACCAGGAAAGGCTCGTGAATATCTTCTTAAATTTATTGAAGATCATAAGGTCATTGGTGTTATAGATGAATCTACAACCATATGCCATGAAGAAGCAGCACGTACCGAATGGATACTTGAAGAATTATCACATCGATTTATCGCACGGAGAATTCTTACCGGGTTGGTAGCCCCGGAAAGTCCGATGGATCTGTATACTCAATACCGGTATTTGGATTGGCAGATTATAGGACAGAAGACTTTTTGGGGATTTAAGAATCGATATGGCATTGTTCAGCAAATGGATTTTCGACCAGCGGCACAGAAAGCTATGGATGAAATTCATAGAAAATTTTATAGGAAACCATCTGTTGTTGTTGGCTATCGTAATTTAGAAGAG